TGACAAGGGCCGTGTAGAAGGCAGACCTGCGTCACCTAATACTCTTAAGGAGGATATGTCGTGCGCTTGTAAACCTAAGTTCAAGTTAATGTACAAGAATACCAAGGATAAAAAATACTGCGACTAATGAAAGGTAAAGCAATTAAAAAAGCATTGATGGAATACGAAGGATCTATGGCAGAAGAAAAGTATCCATCTAAAAAGTCTATGGTTAAACACGAAAAACGTGAATCAAAAAAAACCGAAGCCAAAGAAAAAATAATGTCTAAATTTAAAAAACGTAAATCATGAATCTAAAAGCTAAAATTCAAGCAGCTGCAAGTAAAGCAGCGTCCATGTCAAATGATGACAAAAAAGGAAAGTATACTAAAACTATTGGACCAAATCCAGCCCTTAATAAATCAAAATCAGATTTTGAAAAAGAAAGAGCTGCAATGAATGCTAAATACTCTCCTGGATCAAAAGGACAATATATGGCTAGTACAATTAAGAAGAAAGAAGCACCTATGAGCTCTATGCCTACATTGCGCCCAACTTCTGTTTCTGTTTCCGTAGAGAAAAGAACACCTGCTCCTTTGGCTGGTCAGACTCCTATGGGAAAAACTAAGAGAAGAGGATAAAAAATAGACTATATGCGTCAATCAAAAGACGGTATAGCTCAAAGGGAAATTAAAACATCTGAATGGAAACCTGCTCACGCTGAGTTTGATTATCCTAAGCCATTTGTAGATTGGATTGATTCCATAAACAGCGGATGGCAGAACAAGATTAGTTTTAAGCCCTTTGATTTATACTGCGAACAAGCAAGGATCTGGCTAGAAGATGATACTCTCTTAACAGACTTTGAAAACGAAGAGGATCAATACAACTGGCTCGCAAAAGAAATCCAAAAATGTAATGACAACACTCTATACTTCTGTAATAAGTATGGGTGGATCAAGGAAGATAAAGCCGAGAATGGTATGCTACGCTATCAGGCGTGGGATGCACAGAGAGTTCTATTATTCCTATTCGACTGCGGTTATTCACTGATGATCGGTAAGGCACGTCAGATTGGTTTTACCACTACGATGTGTTTAGCCGGGATGAAACGTGTAAACTTAAACAAATCATATTTCATTAAATTTGTTACTCACTCTAAAGACAAAGGTGTCGAGATCTTTAGGGATAAAGTTAAATGGACATATACCAAGATTCCGGACTACTTAGCGCAAGACGTTAAGAACTGGACTGATCAGGTGATGTCGTTTGACAAGAAAGGAGAAAAGAAAGGTCGTGACGAAGGTGGTGCATCTCGCTTCCAAGTAGACAGCCCTCAGGTAGATGCTATCAATGGTGGATCTCCATCAGCGGTATTCATCGATGAGATTGGTCTATTTGACATATTTGGTGAGATGATGCGTGAAGGTCGACCTGCCTTATTTAAGTACAACCCTGAGACTGGCAAAATGACCATGCAGCAACAGTTCTTAGCATGGGGAACAGGGGGAGAGATGGATAAAGGTGGCTCTGTATTCGAAGCAGAGTTTAAAATGGCTCTTAGTCAGTGGAAGGAAAAAAACTACGAGTATGGAATCATACCTTTATTCTTCAACGCCTATGCACGAAGAGGAGTCACAGACGAGCACATCAACAACGAACGTAAAGCATACCTTGCATTGGAAGGAACCAAGAAAGGAGAGGTCGCTAAAGTTCAGTTCCACCAACATTATCCTATCACAATTGACGATATGTTCCTGCGAAAAGCAAGAACGCTCGTTCCGATTCATTATTGTAACGAAAGACTGAACAGTATATACGGAAAGGATGTACCTATTGAGTACGGATACTTCGAACCTATCATGGATATGACCCAACCAACACCTGATCTAATCACTGAATATAGGATTACAGGTGCGAGATGGATCCCAACATCAGGAAGAGAAGACATATCTACCACAGCAATGGTAGTTCACCATCCACCTGAGAACGAAATATGGAAGAATCGCTGGTATCAAGGGACTGACCCTATCAACTCTGAGACAGGTCACTCCATGATGTGTAGTGCCATATGGGATGCGCTGACAAATACAGTGTCTTCTGTAGTTTTTCACCGTGATCGCAAGTTTAAATTCACATATCTACAGGTATTATTGCAAAGTTTGTACTACGATCAGCAAAGAAGAGGTGGTATTAAGGAACTTGTGGAGAATAACATCGGTGATATGCACGTTGACTTCCAAGAAATACACGGATTTAAGCATAAATTCACCGCAAACACGCAGTTGCCTGAATATTTCCAAACTTATGGTGGGAAATGGTTCGGCATTTCCAACAAAGCGAACACAGCACCAAGAATTATTGCAAAAATTGAAGAAATGATTGATGCCTACGGCATCAATATAGATGTTCCATGGATCTGGGAGCAGCTGAAGACATTTGTCGAGAAAGACCTGAAGAGTTCAACGAGTCATCGCCAAACTAGATATCAGGCTGCAGATACGAGATACGATTATGATGATGCCATCTTTGCTATTGGCTTTGCATACATCAATGCACAGTCACACGCTAGGTATGAGCCAGAGAATATAAGGTCACAAGACAAGGAAACGCACGTAATTACGAAATATGTTCAGTGTAAAGAGACTAACTACAGAATGAAGTTAGCCAAAGTTGACAAAAGGACTGGGAAGGTTCTAAAAATTTTGAACTAGTTTTTTATCTAGGCCTAGTTTTTTATTCTCCCAAACTGTACCATTACGTCCATCAACTTCTACGTTGTATTCACTTATTATAGAAAGGAATAGTTTAAGTTCTTTTCTATTCATAAGTTTACAAGACATATTCTTGTATCTAGGATACTCTTCAAATACTCCTTTGTTTAGATTAATCCAATAAAGATGATATTCTGATTTTTTTCTTTGATGCTCAAAAGCTGGATACACAAAAGATTTGAGGATAAAGTGCTGAGTCTTATTTTCTAAAACTTGTTTGAGTTTATTACTTGAATAGGCACTAGATGTGCTCATACACATTCCAAATTAGGTCGACTTCATCACTTAAATCAAGCGTATCAACCACTTTAAAGGTGTCATTCACTTCATTTATCCAACAAATATAGGAATTACCTAATTTAATTTGACAATTTTCTTCGATTATTTTTTTATAGATGCCTAATTGCAAGCTAAACTTTACTAGTTCACAAGAATCAAGATGCTTTAATGGACCTATCATTTTTTTGTTGTACATTGATTTTGAATCAATCTTCTTGCTAGTCTTATAATCCCATATCTGTAGCTCTTTAGCTTTGACATTGTAGAATAGTTTGTCTATCATTCCACATATTCCTTTGTCTTTATCTCCTACAACCCATTCCATCTTTATAGGAATAAGTCTTCCTTTAGCCATAGAGTAGAAGTCTTCAATCATTCCCATTAGGTTTACAGGAATCTCAAGATCAGAATTAGGCGTATAGCACTTCTGACCAAAGCGCATTTCTGCGTACTTATGTATTTCGGTACCTACAGTTGCTGATCGATCTCTAATGTTCTCCCAATCTTTAAGAACATCAAACATATCTAAGCCGTGTTTCTTTGCATATAAGCTTGCCATTAGCTCTTGATCAAAGATGGGCTCAAAGTTTTTAATCATTGTAGTTACAGAAACACACTCATGACCATCGTACAAGTATTTATGTTCTTCTTCATGGAATACAATCCCATTGAACTTATCTAGTTTTTCAAATACATCAAACATTCTGTAGCTCCAATTCTTCAATTAATTCCTCAACTAATTTTTCAGCGATAGCATCGTCATCGGAATATGGTCTGAATCGGTTTGCTAAAAAGTATTCATATGGAGAATTTGCAGGAATCTCTACCTCTGCAAGTTTATATCCAAGAACCATATGCTGTCTTGCCAACTTTGCCGCATCTACAACCGTGTAAACTGAACCCTTTTTGATCCAAGATGATTTAGGAAATGTACTTGGCATACCTGAATCATTAACACAAACTACTCTGAAATTTTCCATAACAAAAAGAAACCCCCCGTAAGATTAGCAGGAAACAGGGGGTTGAAAACCTTTTATCTCTAAAACTATGCTGAGTTGCTAATCTCGATACAAACCTACGAACCTTTTTTCTATCCACCAAATATTCGGTGAAAAAATTTAAAGAAAGAAAAAGAAAAATAAGAAAAGAGAAAAGAGAAAAAAGAAGCAAAAAAGAGAAAAGAGAAAAGAAAAGATTAAATATATATTCGTATATACTACGTATATACTCACATATACTTAATCAAAAAGAAAAAGAAAGAAACCCAAACCCAAAATTTTTTATCAATTTTTTGTTTATATTTGCCGAGTACTATGCACGGTGCATGGTTATTGTTTTAACCACACAGACTTAGGTCGGTGTATAATTTTATTTAAAAATGGCAATTACTTACAAATTACCGGTAATCAATGCTGATTCAGCGTTGATTTTGAACACTCCAGTAGCGGCTACTGATGTTGTTCTTGCTTCTGGCTTACTTAGCATTAAAGATGAGTCAGGTGCTGTTGCTTTGAAAATCAAAGCTTCTGATCTTTTAGGATTCCGCTACACTGCTGGAACTGCTGGAACTGCTAACATCGTTGATGTTGCTCTTGCTGCTGTAACATTCCCTGCTGTTGGTGGTGCTAACTTTGCACTTACTATTTCTGCTCCTTACGCTCAAGCTTTCTTCAGTGGTGGTGTTGAAACTAATGCGGTTTTCCAAGCTCGTACTTACACTGTTGGTACTGATACTACTCCAACTGCTGCTGAATTAGCTACTGCTTTTGCTGCTGCTATCAATGCTGATATTAATGCTTATTTTTCTGCAACTGTAGTTTCTTCTACAACTGTACGCATCACTTGTGATAACGCAGGATTTGGTGCTCTTAACGTAGTTGCTCCTATCGGTGCTACTGTTACAGATCAAACTGCATGGGTTGCTCCTGCTGGTACTCCAGCTCAAGTATTGAGTCAAGTAAACGTAGCTACTTACGTTACAGGCGCAAGCTACCAAACTTACCAAATCATTTACCGCAAAGAAATCCGCACTAACCTAGTTAACGGTCTTGAGGTTTCTAAGCCAGTTACTGCTTTGGTATATCTTGATGCTGCAAATGGTGGTACTGCTGCAACTGTTACAAAATTGACTTCAATCTTGAACGGTTCTTACACTCCAGTTGCTGACTTCTTAGGTTGTCCAGCTGTATAATTAAATTTTAATTATCTTTGTAGGGTAGGCATTAAATTGTCTACCCTATTTTTTTATTACTTTTATGGCAGGAAATGAAGCAGATTTGCAGATTTTTGGAATCGAAGGTGACAACGATTTAAGGTTAGAATACCCTGAATTAGCTGAAATCGAAGAGTTCAAATCTCTCAAAGCAAAAGAAGTAAGACTCGCTTGGTATCTTGGAAACAGAACAAGTCCAATATACAAGTTGAGCAAAAGAGAAAAGTTATCCAAGTCGTTAGAGTTAACATACGGCAAGGATTACCACGTGAGAAAAGATCTTGGAGAAATTATAAATGGACATCTCCCAGATTATTTGATCAATGCTATCAGAAAGATGGAGTCTTTCAATCCTGAGTACAGATTGAGGGCAAAACTGATGACGCAGTATATGTTTGAAGTACTCAACGAAATGATTGTTCTTGACTCTCAAACACTTGCGAGCATGGACATTGATGAAAAGAAAAAGTATACTGACTTAGTTGTTAAAGTCAATGATGAGTTACCAAGTATGATTAAAAATTTAGAATCAGCATACGGTGCTAAGGTCATTGAAAGAAAAACTAAGAAACAGGTTCTTGTTAAAATTAATGACGTATTGAAGTGATATGAGTTATATGTTTAGCACTGGTAGGTTACGACCTAACAAGTTACAAGGTAAGAAAGACAAAGACTACCACAAAGAATATGCGAAGTACTGTCTTGCTATTATGAGCAATTACATCTATCGCAGATACATTAACAAGTGCTTAATCAACTGGTCCTTCTTCAAGGGACAGGATGGACAATGGATCTTCGAAGAGGATATCGAGGCATTCTTCCTTGATGAGTCAGGTGACGTTCGTAACCGACTTAAATGGACAAAGAACGTAATCAAGCCAATGGTACAGCAGTACGTTGGTAATGCAATCCGTTTAGCTTATGATGCTCGTGCTAATTGCGTATCTGATTTCGTTATTAACAAAAGAGAAGAAGAATTAAAGCAATTGAAAGCATATCAGAAGATTGCAGACAACTTCCCTTTCTTAAAAGAAATTATTCAAGAAAATGCACCTGTACTTGATACAGAGCAAGAAACTGAAGAATTATTCTACAATACATTCGTAGAGAACTACGAAAAAGACATCAATAACTTAATTGAATTCATTGCGAACGAAATTAACATTGATGAGTTAAAAACTCAGATTACACGTAACCTAGCTCTTTGTGGTCTTGGTATATACAAAGGTTACGAGGCTAATGAAAACTATATGGCTGAAGCGATTAACCCACTATTCTTTTTGTGGGATATGTCTGCTAAAAAGCCTGATTTAACTGATGCTGAGTTTATGGGTGAGTGGTATTATATGGATACGCCATCTATCTTTGAGAGATATCCTCATTTAACAAAAGATGAGCGTGAAGCTATCGAGAACTACTCAAACCATACCAACCAAAACAATATGCATAAGATTGTGAATGGTATTTATACTATTCCAGGTGGTAAAGTTCCTGCATACGAAGTATATTGGAAAGACGTTGAGAGAAAAGACTATGGATGGGTAATGGATGAGTATGGATATCCTTACTACACCATGATCAATGATCCTAGCAGTAAATATACAGACAAAGACCTGATTGAACCTCAGACTGAAAAGCATAAAGAAGAAATGGGTGGTAAGAAAAAACAAACCATCTATGTTGATATTCTTCGCTACTGTATTATGATTCCTCAAGAGGAGATTGGATATGGTGACATTGTTCTTGAGTACGGTATTATGCCTTATCAAGAAAAAAATCTTTATGATCCTGCAAACGTAAGATTCCCTTACAAGTGTTATACTTGGGTTTATGACCGTGGAGAGGTTTTAACGCCACTAGATGACGTTATTGATCCTCAAAGGTTCCTTAACCGCACTATATCTGTTATCGAGTCTCAGATGGCAAATATGCGTGGTAGCGGTACTGTTATTTCTAAGTCAGCTGTTGACGATAGAGATGGTGAAGCTGATATCACAAGAAACATCAACTCATCTAAACCAATCTTCGTAGATACTGACCGTGTTGGATCAGTTCAGAATGCTATTGGTACTTATGGTACAAACATTGGTCCTGGTACACTTCAGATGTTCCAAGTAATTCAGGCTGTACAGCAATCTATTCAAGATGTTACAGGTGTGAATGAAGCTATGACAGGAACTCAAGGTGGTGGAGATGTTTTAGTTGGTGTAGTTGAAGCTCAGATTCAACGTGGATCACTTGTACAGGAACCATTCTATTGGGCACTTACTTCTATCTTACGTCAGGCATATGAGCATATGGCTACAGTTGGTAAAGCTATTTATCACGACAATCCACGTAAGTTAGCGATGATGGTTGGTGATGAAGGTTTATCTAGAATTGAAATCACTAAAGATCACTTGCTCCAAGATTATAGAATCTTTATTAAGCGTTCTGAAACTCCTGAGCAAGGTGTCAATGCTGCAAATCAATTATTGTTTACATTGCTACAAGCAGGTATGATTGATCAATTGATTTTTGCAAATCTATTTAATCGTGCAACACCTGAATTAGTAGCTAGTGCATTACGTCAATACCAACGTGATAAAGCAATGGCTCAACAAATGTCAGATAAAGCAGCGGTTGAAGGAGCGGCTCAAGGTCGTGCAGCTCAAGCAGATATGTTGGCTCAAGTTCAACAAGATCAAGCTGCTCAACAACAGCAAGCTATGGATATGCAACAAATGTCTCATCAACAAGAGATGGAAAAGGTTGCATTAAAAGAAGGTGCTAAAACAGAAAGAGATATAATTAAAATGCAGGGATTACAATAAATTTGTATTTTTGAACCAAATAATATATAAACATGGATGCAAATCTTGAAAAAGAAGTTGCTCAAGCAAATCAGGACATATTCTCTGCACCAGCTGTAGAGAATCTTGAGCCCGAAATGCAAGAGCAGCTCCGACAAATCGAAGCTCTGGCCGGAATGGACCCTAGCTTTGCAAACTCTGCGGAGTATAAAGACTTGATTTCTAGCATTACTCAAGCAAGCAGTCAAGCAGGTAGTGAAGACGAAGAGGAAGATGAGGAAGAATATGAAGAAGAGGATGGCGAGGAAGTAGCTCAAACTCCAGATGACATTTTCGGAATCATGTCAACTCCAAAGAAGGCAAAGGAAATTAAACTTAACTTTGAACCACCTAAGGAGATGATTGATTTGATTTCAAATAAATTTGGAGTCAATGATGCTTCTAAGTTCTTTTCATCTGTCGAGACATGGAGATCGCAAGCACAGGAAGGATCTGAAGTAAAGAAAGAGTATGAAGCTCTTACTTCTGACCTTCAAGCTTTACCTAGCGACATTCGTATGCAAATCGAAATGTGGGCTAATGGTGAAGATCATACTGCTGCTCTTGCTTCTTCACAAAGACTGGACTTCTCAGCTGATTGGAAAAATCAGGAACATGAGAGCCTTGTCCAGCACTATTTTGGTGAGCAGTTTGATGAATTAGCCGAAGAATTTGAAAGCGGCAACATTTCTGAATCTGAATACGATGATAGGATAAAGCTCTTGGCAAATACAACTAAACGGTTGTTCGCTGAAGATAAAAAAGCTCTAGAAAAAGATCGTGAGGAGTTTGTTAATCGTCAGAAACATGAATACGAAAACATGAAGAAGACAGCTCTCCTTTCCGTGGAAAACCTAGGTAAGACTTACCCTAACTTCAGTAAATCTGAAATCTCTAAGATTAGGAGTATCTTGGTTGAGGGGAAGGCGGATAACTTGTTTATGAATGCTGATGGTACATATAAGGAAGATGCAGCTGAATTAGTTGCATACGCTATGTACGGCAAGAAAATGTTGGAGTCTGTCAAGAAAATCGCTGAACGTCAAGGTGAGAGTAGGGCTAATCAGAAAATAGTAAGCACAAGTCCTAAAGAACTCCGTAAGAGCAAGGCTGCTGCCCCTAATCAGGCAGGTGTCCCTCAAGGAGCTCAACACTTGAGCGGTCTATTTAAAGGTGATCCTTACGCATAGTAATTAATTAGTAATTTTTTTAAACCCGAAGCAAAATGGCTTTATATAATGAACCGAACGTAAAGTTCACTAACCAGAACTACAACTCCGTAGGATCTGAGTATGCTGCTTTATACGGACACGACATTTCGTTGCTCGTACAAAAGTTGACTAACCGTGCGATCTTTGATGCTGCTCCTCAGCAGTTCATGGATTTGAAATTGTTAAACATGGTACCGGCAGAGCAAGTTAACTCTGACGAATTCTTCTACCAAGAGATGGGTTACCAACGTGAGCCGCTTGTAGCTACTGCATCATCTGCTGCTGTTTCTTACCCGACTACTCAAACAATTTCTGTTACTTCAACTGATAACATCTCTACTAACACAATCATTTCTTACCCTAACGGTCAGAAAGGTAGCGTTGTTGGTGTTGACACATCTTTGTTGACTGTAACTGTTTCTCCTTACAATGGCGATACTCTTCCTGCTGTTGCAGCTGACGATATCCTCGCTAACGTATCTTCTGTTGACCACGATGGTTCTGACGGTTTCGCTCAGTACTTCCGTGCTTCTACAATTGAGCGTGCTAACTACATTCAGTTGTTCAACAAAGCAATCCGTTACTCTGAAGTTGAGCTTCACAAGTTGAAGACTATGGGTACTACCTCTAACTTCCTTGAAATGGAACGTAATGCAATGTTCAACCAACACCGTATCGACCTTTCTAACGCATTCTGGACAGGTCAAAAAGGTGAAATCATCACTGCTGATGGTACTCCTGCTAAAACAACTGGTGGTGTTTACACTTCTATGTTGGAAGCTGGTTCTCCAAATGCTGTTGCTAACTCTAACACGTTAGTTGACGCATTCGAAGATATGGTATTGTCTTCTGAATATGGTGACTATGGTCAAGCTCGTATGGCGTTCATGACTCCACGTATGCACCGTATGCTTTCTTTAGCTTACAAAGAAGAGCTTACTCGTTACGCTCCTAACGATGATATCGCTTTATTGAACTTGAAAGAGATCAACCTTGGTTCTTCTCGTATCGTTCTTGTTCCATTCAAGCGTTTCGAAGATAAAGCATCATTCCCAGGTTCTTTCGAGAATCGTATTGTTATCCTTGATATGAAAAACATCAAGCGTACACAACTTTGGGGTGAGCGTTCAGGTGACACCCTCAAATTAGAGGATGGTGTTCCTAAGCGTTATGGAGATGTTTGGGTAGACTGCAACATGGGTGTGAAATTCCACAACCCACTTGCTTGTGCTTACCTTAACGTAAACCCATAATCTGAATAGATTCTTAATCGAGGGGGGGAGTAAAATCTCCCCTCTTTTTAAATTAAAAATAAAATCATGGCAGTAAAAAAAGTAGAAAAAGACGTTACTCCTAAAGCTGAAGAAACAGTATTTCAGGAGGTTAACGCAGAAGAAGTGAAAAAAGAAGAAACACTAGTAGTTGAAGAAAAGAAAGAAGAAGTTCTACCTGTTTCGCTTGTTCAAAAAATGATGAAGGAATTGGAAGACCGATTCACTAATCAGATTAACAAAATTAAAACTAACGTAGCTCAAAAAGATATTGATGCTGATTTAGATTACATTCAAGATCTTCAAGACGATTGGTTAGAGCAACCTGTAGTATTCTTTGCGTTCTCACTTAACTTCTCTATTCACGGTGATAAAAAACGTGGCATCGAGTCAACTCCACCTAATGGAGCTATTAAATTTAAACCACTTGTTCGCACAAAGCGTAAGCGTGGTCGTGATGTTCAAGTAGTATCTGTATCTTCTGTTAAGATTCAATCTCAATCTGAACTAGATTATTTACGTAATCACAGTCAGTATGGTATTGCATTCTTTGAGAATATGACATCAGCTATGGCTGTAGATTCTACTTGGGCACAAAAAATGATGGAAGCACAACAGTCTATTTCAAGATTGTCTGATATGCAAGTTATTGCTCGTATTCAGCAAGAAGGATTGTCTGTTTCTCAAAGCCCAGAAGCTATGCGTAGACAATTAGTTGAGTTAACAGCTGAAAGAGCTAAGGCACAACAGGATCGTTTATTGTACGGCTCGCTTAAAGGCAGTGTAATGGATAAAAACACTGGTCGTGTTATAACAGAAAAAACTATCGGATAATTATGATCTTAGCTCAGGAACTACGGAATCAAATGGCCTTCGCACTAGATGCGGAGAACTCTGATCACTATTTAGATCAGTTAGACTATATCCCTGCAATTAACGCAGCGATTAAATGGTTGACAAACGTAGTGAATGCAGCTTACGGTGAAGATAAATTAGGCGAAGAGTTCTTTAGGGATCTAGCATACTCGGGGGTGTTTAAAACTACTAACACCTCCAGGGTATCCCTAAATGTATTTCCAAGTGAAGTATGGACTATTCTTGGAGTATATGCTAATCCTAAAACAGAAAAGATTTCAGGTTATCCACCTGTACCAACACCTGATAATACACAAAGCTATTTCTTAAGCGATGAACTTCATAGATCGTCTACAGACTCTTGTAAGAGACTTAGTGTAGAGGAATGGTCAACTAACGCTTCAAATCCATTAGAGGCAGGATATGACGGTAATCAGATATGTGATGCACTTAAGTTGTATGCTTATCTAGCACCTGCTAATTACCAAGGCTTAAATACAGGTGATAAAGCCGCAGAAATTGAAATTAGACCATTATCTGTTAATGGAAAGGTTACTGTGTTCTGGGCAAAGAAACCATCGGTTATCACTACATTATCTCAAAACATAGAATTTCCAAATAGTGTGTTCCAATTACTATTTGACAAAGCATTGAGTTACATTGCATACAAGCAGGGTGACCAAACAAGCATTTACTCGGTAACTGCTCAAGATATTCAACAACTATTAAGTTCAATGTAAGATGACATATAGATACGTAATATATGACTTAGACAAAAGCTTTAACTCTGCTTTTGATGATGCTGACTTCACGTTAAATCAGATTCTTTATTGGACAATGGTTGTGGCTAACCGTATGCGTTTACAGCAGACGATGGCTACCAATACTGACTTATTCACATCTACATTCAATAGTGTAGAGGTTAAAACAGATTCAAAAGGAAGAAAGTACATCGATCTTCCTGCTCAAATTATGGACTTACCTAATAACTCAGGTGTAGTCTACATTACATATAACGAGGATACTTGTAAGTGTGATGGACCAACATTTGCTCAAGTATGGTTTCAAGGTGTGAATGTTGGAAGTGTTCAGCATTTGTACTTGGATGAGTATACAAAACCTAGTGCTAAAAATCCTTACTTTTATAGAATAGGTGATCACATTGATGGGGTTAAAGTTAACCGTATCTATCTACTTGGTTTAGAGTGTGTTCCTGTTAAGGATGTTGAGATTGCAATTAAAGCAACTCTAGATCCACGAACATTATGTAGTCTTGATGAAGAGATTCCATTGCCGGATGAAATGATTCAAGAGTTAATGATGCAGGTACTACAGCTTGGTAGATTTGTAATGTTAATGCCTAAGGAAAATATTAACGATGGAGAAGATGAT